TGGCTCCACTAGCAGTCAAAACAGACTCAGGCTTATTCGTGTTTGATGAACTGGAACTAACCAATACCAATACAGATGAGATGGCACAGGCTCTAAAGGAACGTTATCCAGAGCATCATACAGTAGTATATCCTGATCCTGCAGGTTCAGCTCGTAAAACAAGTGGTGCAAATAAAACAGACCACACAATACTACAACAATGGGGACATAGTGTAAGAACACACCGAGCTCACCCTCCTGTAAAAGACAGAATCAATACAGTAAACAGACTGTTGTGCAATGCGGCGGGAGAACGTAATCTATATATTGATCCTCGTTGTAAAAATACAATAGAAGCACTTCTCAAACATCAATACAAGGCCAATACTCAGATACCTGAAAAGGATGCAGTAAAGGGTTATGATGGTGTTAATGATAGTCTGGGTTATATGGTGGAATACCTATATCCACTGCGTCAGGAATATGAGCCACCGCGTATTAGACAGTGGCGTCACGGTTAAACGTAATACTCTTTTAGGTTTGGTCTAGTTAAACTACTATATGGAAACTGCACACCTAAACTTCTACCTTGTTCAAGAATAGTTTTTCTTTCAGACTCACTAATTATAGGTTTATAATTGTCTATATCTTTTAACATAGCATTGGTTTCAGCTTGTGTAAATTTAAATGTATCTAAATTTGGACCAATAGTTCCATCACCGTGTGGTTGTGGACCACTACACCATTTGGTTAGAAAATTGTGTAATTCTTTATAACCAGCATTGAAGCTTTTAGTTAAAAGGTCTTGATATAATGCGTTCCAATCATCATCTCGAATATAAACAGTTCTACTCATTACGCCGCCTCCAAGTTTGGTGTTGGATTTATCCATTCACCTGTTGTTATATTAATATGACTATATTTTTGTCTTACTTGTTCTATTTCTGGATCACTTTTATGTATCAAAAACATATGTGGATTTTTTTGTTTCATAAGTAATTCAGGCATAAAGTTTGGATCAAATACAGCCCTCACAGTAGCTAGTTCAAAACCTTTTGATGCATAATATATCGTTTGGATTTGTTGTATTTACGTGTCCTTCAGGTGCAAGAACATAACCAGCTTTTTTATCATCAACCATAATCCAAAAAGCATTACCATTTTTAATGTCTTCTGAACAAAGTTCACGATGTTGTTTGCTATTTAAATTTTGAATTTTACAACTATAATTGTTATCTGGATCAACATATCCTTCAGCAAACAGTTTACTCATTTTTCTTAATGTATCAGCATTTGCTTGTGAATCAAATATGCTTTTTATTTCTACTTTCATTTTTAACTCCTTTTAATTAACTTTATACTTACAGTATACAGTAAGACGCCTTACTTGTCAACCAATACCAACCAAAAAACACCACAAAAAAACCCTTATTTTTCAATAGTTTAGCAAAAAAGTGAAAAAAAGTTGAAAAAAAGTGGTAAAAAAATAGCGTAAAACAGTGATAAATAACTGTGTGGGTAGACGTATTTTCTACTAGTATCCTATTTTTCGTTTATATGGCTCATTCTACCCACACATTTAACATCACTATAATACAAGATGCATCGAGCATAAATAACACATATAGGACTGCTCTCCTATAGGCATGAGCATATGTCCGGTGTGACAGTAAAAACACAACTCTAGAGAGGCAAACAATGTTAGAACCACAAGAATTAAGCGTTGTGCATCCAGGTTATGCAGAGTATCTGTATAGATGGGACTACTATATGCGTAGTTACATGGGTGCAGAAGAATACAGAGATGGTGCATACTTGCGTAAGTATATTGCGGAAGAGCAATCACCTGGAAACGCATACCAACAAAGATTACTAGACACAGCACTACAGAACCATGCACGATTAACAGTTGATGCATACCGTAGTTTTGTATTTCGTAATCCACCAACCAGAACACTGGGCACACTGGTAGACAATCCATTCGTAGTTGACTTCGTAAACAATGCTGATATGGACAACAATACCATGACAGCATTCATGAGAGAAGTAAACGACCAAGTATTAATTTATGGTGGTTGCTGGGTAGGAACAGACAAAGGTTCATACCAAGTGGCTACACAAGCAGAAGCACAGGACATGAATCTACGTGCATATGCTAAACTATATAATCCAACACAAGTAAGAAACTGGTCATATGAGAAACAAGTAAATGGTCAGAATGTTTTACAAAGTATCACAGTAGTAGATGAAGTTCATGAGGATCACGATGTATTAAGAGTATGGTATCCGGACAGAGTTGAAGTTTACAAAGCAAGTAAGAAAGACTTCAGCATGATGGACAACAACAATTACGCAGGTGATGCTTATGCTAGAGCAGACAATGTCACACTAAACTATGGAAATATTATTGAATCAGAAACATTTGAAAATCCATTAGGTTATGTTCCATTCATTCATGTGCATACAGATAAAAGTTATCACAAGGGTGTGGGCACAAGTCATATTGGTGATGTTTGTGATCTACAGAGAGAAATTTACAACCTAACAAGTGAGATGTATGAATCAATACGTTTAAGCAGTCACCCAAGTATAGTTGCAGAAGCAAGTGCAGATATAAATGGTGGTTCAGGTGCTATAATAACAGTTGATGAGAATACACAGGTTAATCCTTACTTGTTACAGGCAAGTGGCGCCAGTGTTGATAGCATATTATCAGCTATTGAACAAAAGACAGGTGCTATTGAAGGTGTAACTCACCTAGCGGCAACAAAAGCCAAAAAAGGACCACAATCCGGCATAGCTCTACAAGTGGAAAGAGATATGTTAAACGTAAAATTAAGCGATCTAGCAGGAGTGCTGGAACGTGCTGAACGTTTGATATGGAATATGTGGTTTGATTGGGAAGAGATTACACCTGATGAAGAATTTGAAATACATTATGAGAAGAAGTTTGATTTGCGTGACAAACATCAAGAAATTGCTCTGTTTGAGAAAGCAAAAAATCTTGTTCCTAATGAAATATTTCAAAAATACCTTGATGAACAGATTGCTAAACTACTGATTGAAAATGAAGAAGATTTACAATTTGTTATTGATGGTATAAACCCCACAATACCCGCATCAACACCGGGTATGACGCATCCACCTATGCAAAATCCAGAAGATATGGTGAAGCATATGCGTGAAATGATGCAACAGGGTTTAACAAATGAACAAATTCTGGATTTACATCCAGAAATAACAGATTTCTTCACTAATAGTGAAGAATAAATAAGGTTACAAGAACATCGGTTACGATAACCCCCAAAAAAGTTCTTAACCTTCTTGCAAGGAGACGTTTAAGATGGACGAAAACAAAGAAAACATCGTTAATACTGAAACTGTAGAGACTGGCTCTACAGAAGATCAGGCGAAAGCGACAAACCAGGCTGAAACTAAAACATTCACTCAAGAAGATGTGGACAGAATTATTGCCAACAGACTAAAACAAGTTGAGCGTAAGTTTGAAAATGTTAACATTGAGGAATATCATCAACTCAAATCTAAAGCAGAGCAGGCAAAAGAAGAAGAGATGATGAAAAAGAATCAATTTGAAGAATTACTTCAGAAACAGAAAGCAGATGCTGATACACGTATTAGCAAACTGCAGGCTGAACTACAAGCTGTTCATGTGGATGGTGCACTATTAAATGCGGCATCAAAACATAAAGCAGTTAATCCAGAACACGTGGCTACACTATTGAAAGATAGAGTTAGATTAAGCGAATCTGGACAAGTTGAAGTATTAGATTCAGATGGTAATGTTCGTTATGACACTGATCAAGCTCATCCACTAACTGTGGATCAAGCAGTTGAAGAGTTCCTAGCGACAAACAATTACTTTAAGAGTGCGGCGCCAGCAGGCTCTGGCTCTACAGGTAATAAACAACCTTCAACTTCAAGAGAAGTTAAGTTAATGGACTTGGATATGAAAAACCCTAAAGACCGCAAAATATATGCGGATCAATTTATGGCAAAAGGCATACGAAAGTTCACTCAGTAAATAAAGGAAAAAAACGATGGCATTAGATTTATCGGCAGCGAATGGTCACTTGTTTGAGAACATCACTCAAGCGGCACAATTCACATTTAACGAAAACGCTTTAATGAAAAACCTAGTAACTATGTATGATATGCAGGGCACACCTGGTATGACAGCATCAGTTCCAGTTTATCCTAAAGCTTCAGCAGTAGGTGCGGCAGGCGCAGACTTATCTGACGATTCAGCACTTGACACTATGGCTTCTGTAGACATTGCGGCTCAGGAGTTTGGTAACATGACTACACTACAAGACATTGTTGCAGAATCATCTCCACTATCAGTAGCACAAGACGTTGGTCGTGTGTTAGGTGAAGGTATTGCACAAGCAATGGACGAAGTAATAGTTGATCTATTCAACTCAGGCGCAATTACAGAAGTTGGACCAGGAGCAGGTGGAGAATTAACAATTGAACACCTACTTAAAGCTGGTGCAACATTAAGAAACGCTTCTGTTCCTATGTCAGGACTAGTAGCAGTTTTACACCCATTAGCGGCTTTTAACTTAAAGAAATCCCTATTAAACTCAGGTGGAACAATTAGACAAGACTCTAATGATGAAACCGCGGCAACTATTTTTGGTGGTTCTCCAGACCTTCAAAACCAAGCTGGTAGAGATTACTTTTTAGGAACTGTAGCAGGTATTCGTATATTTGAATCAGCATCAATTGATGTAGATGGTTCAGGTGACGCAATATCAGCTGTATTCCACCCAGGCGCTATTGGTCTTGTTATG